GCTGTTGCTGTTGCCCAAACCACTTGGCTTATAATACTGACCCCAACGACTTTCGTCATATGTGGCACCATCAACAGATGCTTCAAACATCTCCTTGATGATTTTCATTTCAGCATCACTTGGCTTCTTTGGTAGGAAACTCTTCAAATCAAACAAACCATATGCATCGATTGCTGCACGTTCTGTCTGTGTGAGTGCTGATTCCTTGCGGGCCCACTTACTGGTAGCATAATCTGCATACTGACCCTTGCTCGTTTTAGTGACACTAAAGTCCAGACCACGATCATAGTCTGTCGGTAGTTCTTCAATATCAGGGTCTTTCAATGCAGCAATGATCAAAGGATAAATGCTTGGGCTAATTACAAACCTACGAATTGGATTCTCAGGAGTGCTGTCTTCGGTAAGTGGATTATCACGAACAAAACCTTGGAAGATATAAGAACGCTTCTTCCAATACTTGCGACCCATTTCTTCAAGGCTCTTGTCCTTGAACCATGTGCGAACCTCAGTAAGAATTGGACATGTTTCATTCCACATTTCCATGCAAGGAACTTGAACAGTAACAGGTTTGCTGTTCATTTGACCCTTAACGCCACTAAATGGCAAGCGGATCATTGCACGTTCAACCCAGAAAAAATCATTCTTCACATCACCATCAGGCAAGAACCTAATACGTGCTGTTGAACTTTCTGGAATATCCCAATGGGGGTAAATTGCGTTATCACGACCGCCGCCGCTATTACTTCCGCTGTTGCGGGATTCTTGTTGTGCGAGTTTCGCACGGATTTCTGCCAATGAAGCCATAATGTTTTTCCTTTCAATGCCTTATGTGCCATATACAATAGAACTCTCTCTACTGCATATATCTATTTATACATTGAATGAAGATATAAGTCAAATTATTTTTTGTATTTTTCAAAAAATTTTTGCCGACGTGTTACAACCACATCATAATGCTTTTTAGACCAAAACGAATAATATTCTGTTTTAATCAACGATTGGTGTGCATCCAGTACATCAGATAATTTGTTTATAATAATGATAAAATATGGTCCGCCATCATATAAACTGTTAGTACCAACAGCATTACCATATTGAATATAATAATCTCGCTTTATAAGTTTTTTATTAATGTTATTAATCAAGAATTTAAGACAAATATTAAATTTGAAATAATTGGGAAATGTTAAAATTTTGGTAGTTATTTTTTTATTTTTTAATAAAAATATAATTTCATTTTTTATAAATTTAATATAATCTTTTTCATAGGCAGATACTTCTACACTATTTTTTAACCTAGCTGATTTTGCATATGGACATGGTGGAAATTTGTAATTATAAAATTCATGATTTACTTCAATATAATTTTGAACCCAATTCCAAATATCCTTTTCAACCACATTTTTCACAAATTTTACCTATAAATGTACGGATCGTCTTTCTTTAACTTTCTAAGTTTATACAATTTGGTAAAATAAGCAATATTTTTTTTTAAAAATTTTAAAGTTGAATGAATCATCTCGTTGGATTTATATAAACTGTTTCGCCATTTATGACTGAACCAGTTAATGTAATATAATAACGTCCATCATCTGTAGGACCAATGTTGATAGCGTGGTTGGGAAAGTTAGGAGTAACCTGACTTATCACCAACCAACTTGCAGCACCGCTATCTGTATATACTTGTTTAGATGCCCAATCTTGTAGCCATGCTAAATCATAGTTCATTGGGCAGTTGCCTTATACTGTTCTAAAAATAAAATTACAGGATATAAATCTTCAACAACGTCATTAGAAAGACCGCCAGTATTAACATGATTTACTTGCATTTCTTTTGCACGTTGGCGTAGACTTGAAAGCGCAGCAATAGCATCATCAATAGTTCGTACCGCTGCTTCACTCACGACCTCAGTTTCTAATAAACCTGCTAAACGTTTAATATCATCTAAGTTGTTCATTTTCTTACGATTCCTGCTACTGCTTGTAGCCAAGTTAGATCAGCATTTGTTGCACGGCTTTCTTTAACTGATTCGTTTTTCTTGCCAAAATACTTTTCTTGCTTTGCGCTCATTTTGCCATCTGACTTATCATCATCCTTGTCAGCATTGTCATCCTTGCCTGGTTTCTTATCTGCCCAATCTGGAACGCCATCACCATCAGCATCTGGCTTCTTCTTGGCAGCTTCTGTTACGCTTTCGTCAGTATATTCTACATCGTTGTCTTTCATATAGTCACGAGCAGTGTCTAGATAATCAACAGCCTTTGTAATCTTGGCCTGTACCCATTCTGGTAGGTTTTCTTCATCATCTAAGATTGAACGAAGTTCGTCTGCTGCATCTTTTGCAGTTTTCAAATCGCTCTTAGCCATACGACCTTCTTGATCATATTCTGCCTTGTCATCACTGCTTGGCTCATCTGCCTTATGCGGAACAGTGTCAGGAGCATTTTCTTCTTCTTCGCTTTTATCTTCTTCTTGTGCGTAGATATAGTTTTCCATTAGAGGCAAACCTGCCAATTTACGCATTTCTTCAATATTTTTGTTTTTCATTGGGGTTCCCTTTGTTTCTTTCATGTCTCGTTCTGGATAATAATGTCCACCGGCATCATATGCACCATGTGGATTGGTTGAACCGTCTGCATCATACCAATCTTCTTCATCATCATAATGCTTGTCATCAGAGTCTGCATCTTTGTGTTCTGGTTCGTCTGCTGAACCACCTTCTTTAACTGGATAGGTTTTGCCATCTACTTCAAATTCTTTCTTGCCACTAGCCTTTGCAGCAGCTAATGCACCACTGAACTCATTGCCTTCGTTTGGTTCTTCATTTACTGCATCCTCAAATGGATCAGTTTTTGTCTTAGGTTGCATCTTTTGTTTAATCCAAGCATATGCTTGTTCTTTGTCATCAAAATTTACAAGTTCGTGCGACGGATTACGCTTTAATACAACTTCATAACCACCGTGTGGGCTTGCCTTTACCATATATGGAACTGGTTTATCATCGCCCATCATGCCAGCAGCGGTTGCGCCCATACCCAATGCAAGTGCTCCAGCACCAATTTTTCCACCGAGATTTATGCCTGCTTCATCCATATCTTCTTCGCTAACAGCATCTTCTTTTTTCATATATTTGTCTTTGATTTTGCCAAGTTCTTCTTGGCTTGCGCCTTCTCGACCTGCTTTTGCAAGTGCTTCCATGCCATCTTTGCCATATTTCTTTTTGCCAGTATAATACTGTAAGCCGCTTTCTTCAACTTCTTCTTCGCCAATATTCATAATTTCTTCTTCAAATTTATCTGCTTCTGTTTTCATACTTTCTTTTGCTGAAGAATTACGATTTGATTCTTTGCGAACTTCTTTTTCATACTCAGGATTTTTGCGAATTTTGCCTAAATCTTTCATGTATTTTTGTGCTAACATAATAGCAAGTTTCTTATCGCGATTATATTCTGGTTCGCTTTTTTGACCAAAACTTTCACCTTCGCTGCTTACAAGATCACCCATTAAACTTGCGAAATTGGCAATATCATCGCCATCTTTAGCCATCATTCGATTAGCAATATCGCCCAATACTGCAGTTAATAGCGCAGTAGTATTGGTATATTGGCGACTTACCATTAACTTGTCAAGACCAGGATCACTCTTAAGAACAAGTTTATAATTAGGGTCTAGGATTTTCTTTTCAACATCGCTAGCAGCTTCTTGTACATTAAAAACGCCTTCTTTAAGTTTCTTGTAAGCACCTGCTGCGCTGACAAGATAATTATCTAAATTTTCGTTGTATGTTTGTTGAGTGAACCAACCCTTTACTTCACTAACATCTTCACTATTTTCGCCTAGCAAGTTGCTCAATGCTTCAAGACTTTCGCTAAATGAACGGCTATTGTGAGTAAGACGTGTTACATGGCGTTTGATACTTTCTTTCATTTGTTGTGCTGCAGTAATCACATCACCTGCCTCTGCACTTTCAAATGTACGATTGCGAGTTACACTTGTAAAACGACTTAGATTTTTCATTTCACTAATTGCACGAGAGATAATTTGTCCTTGTGGATCATAAGGGTTGCCACCACGAGAAACGTGATTTGCCATCGCCTTGGCACCGCCTACGCTCTTAAATGGAAGAAGAAACTTCTCACCATTTTCATTTACCAAATAGATGCGATCTACTTTAAGCAAACGATTGTTTGGATTTTCAAGCATCTTTTCATTATGAACAACATTAATACGAACATTATTAAGTGTTCCTTCGCTGAACTTACCACGACGTTGCCATAAAACACGGCTTTCTTCTAATGATTCTTTCATTTTCTTCTTCTCTGGGTTTAATTTAATCATATACTCGTAATCTCTACGACTTAGTGTATCTTTAGTAATATCTCGTACATCAAAATTTAACATATGACCTTTAGCCATACGACGCAATTCACGCAAAAAACGATACCAATAATCTTTATCTTCTGGTAACATGCGTTCAGTGATTGCAGTATCAAAAAATACTTTAAGACTGCTGCCATCAATTAATGAACAACTTATATCACCATAGTTACGATTACTATCTTTGTCTGTGTAAGGGAAATTAAAAAAACGAGCTTTCTCTGGATCGACAGTAGGACGACCATTTTCGTCCCCAAGTTTAATTTTAGGGAAACGATTTCTTAATTTAAAAAATAGGTCTTCGGCTGCTTGATTAATATCACTCATAGGATTATTTATGCCTTATAACATAACAAATGGCATTGGTGGAATTATGTCTGCGGCTTCCATAGCCAATCCGTCACTAATTCTACTATCGTACATGCGTAGATGTAAAATCATACGAACTGCCAATAAAGTTGCCATAACAAGATCATCCGTTTCTCCAGTTTTGCCTTGATAACTAACTCCATGCGCCACAAATGTTTTTAATTCACTTATTAAACTTTTGCTGCATAATTTGATTTTGCCTGTTTCCATCCACAATTTAAATTTTGAACAAGCAGCAATCTTGCTTTTTGGTGTAGTATTAAATCCTTTACGAAAACGACGCCCGCCGCCACCAGGCTCACTTAAGAAACTGCCAGGTATATTTTCTTCACCAATATCAGCTACCGCATGTAATGCAGCTTCACCGATACTATTATTTTCTACACTATAATAAATGTTGCCAGCGTCACCTATCATTTCTTTTATATATTTGCAAATTTCTGCCATGATTAACACTTGTTTTTGAATAATGGTAAGATTATGTTGCCATTCTGCTACTTGTCTCATAGTGGTAGCATCATATACTTGAATAGCAGCAGGATCGCCGCCTGTTCCAAGGCTTGGATCAAGTGCAATAATATAAACATGATTGCGTTGTGGTTTTTCATACCAACGAACTTGTCCTTGCTTTTCGATAGGGTCAATGCCGTTAAGATCAACAAGAATGCCAGGCGCAATTAGTGTCTCGTCATAGATAACAAACTCACAATTATGCTCACGGCGAAAACGATCTGTGCCAACGCTAGCTTGCTCACGATCTGCCCAATCTCGATCTCGCTCTGGATGGCGATCCCAAGTTGCTAAAAATGCACTAAATCCATTGCGACCAAGTTTAGTTTCATTACCATGTGAATCAAATCGTTTATTTGCTTCTTTCCAAATGTCAGCAAATTGATCTTCATCACTATTTGGCGTACTTGTAATAATTGCTTTACCGCCCGTTGATAGTGTAGGACTAATTGATGTCCAAAATTCTTTTGCAATAGTTGGTCGAACAAATGCTAACTCGTCACAGTATAGTAATGAAATACTCATACCACGACCCGTAGTTTCAGTAGTTGTAGCACTTACGATACGACTACCATTATCAAAACCAAGACTGCCTTTGTTGTAATCTACAACGCCAGCACGAATATGATCTGGACAATTTTCATAAGCAAATCTGATACGCTGCATAATATCTTGTGCGCCAGTATATTTGTTGCTTGCTACTAGAATAGTACTATCGCTTACAAACATTGCATACCACAATAGATAGCCCGCCGCTAGTGTGGATTTACCCATTTGGCGACCTAGAATGTTAATAGAAAAACGATTTTCATGATAATTTTTTAACAATTCTTCTTGATAATCAAATGGAATGAATTGCAATCGCCCACGAGTAGGATGTTGAATGTAAAAGAAATTACGTAGGAAATAATCTGGCCCAGTGTCAGGATCGGCACACAAACTAAACTCAACGAGTTGTTGCTGTGTAACTTGCATACGTATATGCGGTTTGCGTATGAGTGTGTTTTCTATAGGTTTTGCCATGAAAATATTTATTGACATATTTTGTATGTGTAGTATTATTAAATTGTCACAATAACAAAAGTAAATATATTATATGTCAGACACACTGATTTTAAACGCTAACTATCAACCACTTTCTTGGCTACCGCTAAGCGTTATCCCATGGCAACAAAGCGTTAAGTTGCATTTTATGAGCCGTATTTCGGTTCTTGAATATTATGATGATTGGGAAATTCATAGTCCTTCCCTGACTATGAATGTGCCTGCGCTTGCCATAACCAAAGATTATCATAGTTTCAGCAAAGGCATTCGTTTTAGCCGTCAGAATCTGTATATTCGTGATCTTTTTCAGTGTCAATATTGTGCTGAGACATTTGAGCCACATGACTTAAACATTGACCATGTTATTCCATTGAGTAAAGGTGGCAAGACCAATTGGGAAAATTGTGCAACATCATGTAAGAAGTGTAATCACAACAAAGGCAATAAGTTGATTAAGCCAATTCGTGAGCCATTTAGACCAGATTATTGGACACTAACTGCTCGTCGCAAACAGTTTAATTATAACATTAAACATAAGAGTTGGTTAGATTACGTAGGTTAGCGACTTGATGGACGTTTAGTTGGAACAAACTTAGCAACTGGACTAACAGGATTTACAAATTTACCTTCGCTCTTGTTGGTATAGCTATGTGACTTTACTGCTGCATGTCCGCTCGCAGCACTTGCAGCAGACATAATTTCACCACCAACTTTTTCATCGTATGGAACAATGATTAATTTGTCGCCCAATGCGGTTTGATCATCATAACCAGGTGGCTGTGGTTCAGGCGCACGAGCCATTAAAATACCATAACGGTACATTTTATAAAAGTTATCGCTAGCATCGGGAATAGTATAAGCACCAGGAATTTCACGTGCTTCCCAATGCGGATGGTCAGCAGCATATTCTCTATCATAAAATTCAATTTCTTCGGAAATAAATTCACGTGCTCTCATTTAAATATTTATGTCAATTATACTTCTTACTTTATTACAAGTATCGCCATCCCAATCACTTGTCATTAGATGATTATAATTGTAATCACATATATCTTTAATTTGTTCAAATATAAATTCTTGTGATTGATTACAAAGATATTTTACTTGCTCAAACGCTGCTGTCCATCTTTTTGCATCATCGCCAACATCATCAAAACTCTCATCAATCACACTGTTAAATGTTTTAAATCCCAACTCTTGTAAATTTTTTAAAAAATACTGCGAGGTAAATGGTATAAAAAGTCTGCGAGCAAGTATAGGTTTTGTAATTTTTTCAGTGGGGAAAAAATATGGATTGCTAACATTAGTTTCTGTGACGATTGAATAAGCACTGTTTTTATATGTGTTAGTTGAAATTATTTGGCATATTAAACAATCTACACCGTTATAATTAAGTGGTGTTAAACTATG